GACTGACCCGTGGTGCCAAGTCTAGCGGTGCCGTTTTGGACGCCGCGCAGCCGATGGAGTTTTATGCGGACGCAATGATCTTCAGCGCTGCGTTGCCGGAGGGATGGGATAATGCCTAACAATTATGGCTCTGGCGATGGCTATGGCTATGGCTTTGGCTATGGCTATGGCTATGGCTCTGGCGATGGCTTTGGCTATGGCTCTGGCTTTGGCTCTGGCTCTGGCTATGGCTATGGCTATAGCGATGGCTCTGGCTCTGGCTCTGGCTATGGCTTTGGCTTTGGCTCTGGCTATAGCGATGGCTATGGCTCTGGTGAACCGACACTTGCCAGGAACGATTAACCGCCCTCATGGGCAAAGGGGGAGGTGATGAGTGAGCCAAATGATGTTTGCCAAGACCGCGACCCGAACTTCAGGGGCCAGCGCGGGAAATTATATCTCGTGCGGTGCTTTGCTTGCGAACCAAAGCGTGGGCGGGAGAATTACGGCCCATCTGTGGCATTAGGGGTATGTGTGTTCTGTGGCTGGAGCGAGGAGACCCAAGATGACTGACACCGCAGGTGATTACCCGAAGCGCGAAGCGCAAGCTGATGGCGTTAGCCAGCAAGCCGTAAGTAGGGAAGAAGTGATTGCGTGGCTCAAGGGTGCAAACTGGGACGGCAAAGTCATGCCGATTATCCAAGCCACCCTAGACTTGCTTCAAGGTGAGCGGAGCGAACACATCTCCTGCCATGACCCGAAGCAACTAGAAGGGGGAGCCGATGCTAAGTGAAGAACTGAAGGCCCTAGAGACCGAAACAAGAGAAGCAGAAAAGCTCACTCGGGAAGATGCCTTTGAGTGGCTGGATCAATCTGGGCCGAATGTTGGGATGCCGCCATACAGCCATCGCCACGTGCTAGCAATCATTCGGCTGATGCGTGACGGTGAGGCCGCAACCGCCGAACTAGACCGCCTAGCTGACCGCATCACCAAGCTAGAGGGAGCGATGCGCGCATGGTGGCTGTCTAAGCGGCCTGTCGCCTGGGGCGAAAAAGAACACCGCGATTCTCCGAATGTGAATCTAGTCACGGACACGGAAAAAGGCCTTGCCGCCGCACTAGAAGGGGACTGTGAGCCTACTGCTAATCTAGGCAAGGTTAGCAATAGCCTAGTAGTTGAACCCAAAGTTGAGGGGGAGTGATGCGAGTAATCGAAGTCGAGAGGTGTGGAATAGACCATTGCCCACACTGCTTCCCGCACGAAACAGCACAGGGCGTGAACTACTGCCATGCTTATGAGACACCACCTGAGATCCATGCGGGAGTTAAAACATTCCCGCGAGTGTGCCCACTACTCGCCAAAGACAGCGACTAAACCCTAACCCCGGCGACTAATCGCCAGAAGGGACGAAACATGAAACTAATCCTTATCACAATGGCCCTAGCCCTGCTAATGCCATGTGAAGCGCCGGAAGAACCTACCGCAAGCGATAGGGGGGACTCGATACTCCCTGAATTGATCGAGCCTTACATCTACTGCGGTGAGGGATACTTAGAGCAGGGGCAGTCCTTTGGCTTTGCGTGGGGTGTGGAATGAAACACTTCATTCGCACAGTAACATTTGCTCTGTGATTGTGCACAAATACCGAGGAAACACTTCAGCCTTAAAGAGAGGTATACAGTATGTACGGTCCGAAGAATCACAAGTTTAGGTGGGATAGCGGATACGCCGAAGTCCCTGAGTGCGACCTGATCCGCTCAGTTGAAATCGAACTAGCCCCGGATCTCCATGACCATGATGCCGAAGAGGTGCTGAGAGCCGTGATGCTGCTGATGGGCTTCAATGTCACGGACAAGAACGGTGAGGAATGTCAGATGAGAAAGGAACCCTAAGGGTATGAAAAAAGACATAAATTTTCTGAAGGGCTTTGACGGGTCACACTTTTTAGAGAAGCGTGACTACCTTGGCTCGAGTGGCATAGGCCTGTGCATGCGCAAGGCCTGGTACAACGTGGCGTGGGCCAGGGGGTATGATGGGGTCATGGATCCCGAGGGCCCTGACCTCGAGTCCGTGTACAAGATGGGTGCCGGCAACGCCCTTGAGGGGTTGATCGTCAAGATGCTCGAGGCCTCTGGCTACAAGCTAGCCTTCACAGGCGAGGGGCAGAACGTTGTCACCACTGATTGGGGGACTGAGGGCCACCCCGATGGCCTGATCATTGAAGACCCTGATGATGGGTGCGAGGGGTTCATCCTCGAGGTGAAAACAACGGGGAGCCTCAAGTACGTCAGGGCTACGGGGCCGCCGGACTACCACCTGCACCAGACGGCTGACTACGTCTTCGGCAGTGGCGCTCCGGGCACCAAGTTCGTCTACCTGGAGCGGGGGTGGGGCAAGACCTCAACGATCATTGCCCACCGGCAGTTCCTCGAGCCGTACCGCGCGGAGAATGAGAGGCGTGCCGGCGTGATCAACAAAGCCCTTGACACGGGTGATGTGAATGCGGTACCGTGCACACCACAGAGTTGGGAATGTAAAAGCTGCGGGTTTAGACATCAGTGCAGCGGGAAGGACTAACTCATGGGACGAGTCAAGACCTGGGGCACATGCGATAAGTGCAGCGCAATGACGGTGCCACTAGGCAGACTGGGGCAGACGGGGCCTATCATAAAGGTAGTCTGCACGACATGTGGGACGGTTAACACTAGGAGGATCAGTGAAGAAGTACAAGACAGTAGGAGACCTCGAGCGCACGCTACGCGCACCACTCGAGTGCGGAGATATTAAGTGTGTGGTTCGGCGGCTCGATGAGGTGTTCGGCGCGGATGGGTGGAGTAGCAAGTATAGCGCTTGGCTCGATGAGAAGGACGGCCCAGGCCAGTCCATTATCTGTGAGCTTGAGTGCTATGTGTTCCTTCCCGAGGGGCCCGACTGGGGCAAGCACGGCCTGCACAAGGTCACCAAAAGGGATGGGGCCGCGATGACAGGTGAGAAATATGCGTATGGTATCGAGGAAGCGTTCGACAAATCTTTGGCGCGTGCAGCAATGCAGCTTGGGATCAATAGCCAGGATGCTGCTCGGTGTAGAAAGACCGATGCATGAACACGATGAACTGGACGAGCAACTCCTTGATGCGGACCTGTGGGAGATGACTAGGATGCTGCAGCTAGGCAAGGTCAAGGTGGAGGTGCGCCCAACACCACTGCCTCGGGGCCCTCTTGAGGATGCCGGTAAGGTGTTCGGGGTGGGGGTGGAGTACCGCCCGTCCCCGTGCCCTATTTGCAATATGCGCCACTGGAATGATGAGGAAGCCGAGGCATGCTGTAACCCTGGGATACCTCTGCCGGCCACAGTTATTGAACGTGTGGTGGAACTCATATGGCAGGGTGGGGGGCTGTACATGATCTGCAGTGGGCTAGGGTTTTGCGAGGAGAGGATCAAGCCCATCACGGACATGGTAGATACCATCTATGCCAGAGAGCACGGGTTGTATGGTGCAGTCGGGAAACAGCGGGCCGTTAACGCCAGGGAGTCTAAGACCGTGACGATGTCCGGCAATCTGGGCAAGACATGGCCGCCTACCCGAGTACCACGCCATGAGGTAGAGAGGAGAGCGAGGATGATGTGCCTATGAATGTGCCCATAAGCAGAACCATCTACGTGGCGTGCGACCCAGGCAAGAATGTCTGTGCGTTCGCCTGTCACGACAGCGGGAAGCGGGGTAAGAACAAGTGGAGTATGTGGAAGATCGATATGCCCGAGAACTTTGGGGCACGGGCGGGAGCCGTCAGGGCATCACTCGAGGACCGCCTCAAGGCCGGTGCCCACGGTGTGTTTGTGGTGGAGGGCCAGTACGGTGGGCCGAACCAAGCCACTACCATCAGGCTGTCCAAAGTAGCCACCCTCGTCCAGTGTCAGGCCCTAGACGCTGGCTACACGCTGTTTAACAATGGGCGAGTGAGCAAGAAGGGCCTCCCCGCCGAAGATGGTGAGGTTGCTGCCTCCACATGGCAGAGTTGGATGCGTGCCGGCGGTCAGACCGAGCGTGATGACCGCAAGGCTATGGCTATGGGATATGCCCGTAAGCTGGTAGGCGTAGACCTCAACGACCAGGACATGGCTGACGCTGTGTGCATGGTAGATTGGATGATGAAGAATGGATAGTCTGGATATAGATGCGGTGCGTGCCAAATTCCAGCCGGGAAGTATGATCTCCATAGACGAAGACACAGTATTCCTCATGGCTGGCTTGATCCTCAAGCTGTGCGACCAAATAGATAACCTCGAAGCAGAGGTTATTCACTACATGGAGTATGACAATGGCTAGCCTATGCCCTCACTGTCATCAAGTAATGCCCACTGATCCTAAGGTCGGTGACCAGAGCACGATCATCGAGGCTGTGAGCAAGGCGAGTGGCCGGAAGTACCGGGTAGGCGGGGCCAATGCCCGCAGTATCAATGCCAGGTTCCAAGAGGGTTATTACCTCAAGGATTTCCTCACCGTGATCGAGTACATGAGACAGAAGTGGAGCGGAGACCCTACTATGCAGAAGTATATCCGCCCCTCTACCCTCTTCAGGGCTTCTCACTTCGGTGAGTACCTGGCAGAGGCCGAGCAGTACGATGAAGAATGTAAAGGCCGTGCAAGGGTCAGGGTGCCGGCCAGTGCAGACGCACACAAAAAGCCCTTGACCGACGAAGAGAACTTGGATAGACTCCAGGCACTCAAACAATCGATTGGAGATAGCAATGGCTACACTAAATGACTTCTTCCCCTCACCCTGGATGAAGGGGGACGACTTTGCTGAGCCCGTGGTGGCCACCCTGAAGTCGGTATCCCCGGAGCAGTTCGAGGGGGATGGCGGCGAAATGGAGACCAAGGCCGTGGCCCGGTTTGAAGAGACCGCCAAGGCACTGATTCTCAACAAGACCAACTTCCAGATGTTGGCCTCCATCACAGGGGAGCAAGACACCGACAACTGGACGGGTATCCAGGTCACCTTGCGTGCCGAGAAGGTTGCAGCCTTTGGTAAGGTGCATAATGCAGTCCGGGTGTACCCGGTAAGCTAGTGGTGTGGGGTGCAGGGGGTACTGCAACACCTTTGGAGCCGGTTGCCCGATACCGGTCCTGCATAATCGGGCGCATGCGCGGGTATCTCAATTGGCAGAGTCCTGAGCCAGGGACTGGTCACTGGTTATATCGGGAGGTTGGCGGTTCGAGTCCGTCCCCGCGCTCCGCAGCATAGTGCTGCATGAAACAGGGGTGTATTCCCTGCGGTCCATGCAGATTGTACACCCTTCATAGCCTACGTTGAGGGCTTAGTCACCCGGAGTAGGCAAGGGATAGTAGGCCAGTTATAGAAGTCATCCGGGGTAGGGGGGTAACCCTGGCAACCTGCCCCGGATCTTTCTTCCACAGGAGGGCGTATGGATTTTGACATCAAAGAGTTTGAGATCAAGATGGTGCCCAGGCACGGGCCGCCTATGGTGACCAAGAAGAAGGTGATGCCACTGTACCCACTACGCCAGGAGGATCTCCGAACTTATCTCACCAAGGAGGCGGAGAAAATCAAGGAGCACCTGCACAACATGGGAAAGGACATCGACCTGCAGCAGAGACAGGGCGAGATCTTCGACCAGACGGCGCGATGCGACCAGGAGGTACGGGATGGCTAACCGACTCCGCAAAACACGCCTAAGGCTAATCGGGTGGCTTGCTGGTGATATGTATGTTGGGATCAACCTGGGGATAGCGGGACCAGTGGATGAAGGCGGGCTGTTCATTGCGAATGGCAGCGACAACGGACTGCTGAGAAGCTGCTTGTTCGCCAACCATCCAAGGTTTAAGATAGGCACTGTGCCGGAGATACTGGAGTTTGCACGTGAGGAGGCACGGGATGAGCCTGGACAAGATAGTTGAGGGGCAGGAGCGTAACATGGAACGTGCGATGGTGCGCTACCGTGCAAAACGCACACGTAGACTCGCTATAAGGGCCTTTTGTGTACACTGCATGGGTGGAGACCTGCCTGGGGTCAAAACATGCCCCTCAAAAGGGTGTGCTTTGTGGCGTTATCGCATGGGTGCGGAGGTAAAGGTATGAGTATGGACCCTTTAGCATATAAGGTGATACCAGGGCTTGCCGACCCCCTAAGCCAGAGGTCGGTCTGCACGTTATATGCGCGGGTAGACATTGCTGGGGCCGAAACTAAAATAGAGCTTGAAAGTGTGACCATTACAGATCTTGTCACATCCATAAGCGACCCGGCACTCCTGGAGGCACTGCGTGTAATGGCAGAGTCTGTGCTGGGGAGGTTTGGCAGTGACTGACAACACCCACTACAGCCAGGAAGCCGAAGAGGCGGTGATCTACTCAGCCATGAGTGATGCTGCCCAGGCGGCTGACCTCACCCGGCAACTGTCTCGTAGGGATCTGTTTGTCCATGAGCACGTCATTATCTGGGGTGCCATTGAGGACATGGTCCGGCGGGGTACACCCGTGGATGTGGTCACGCTCACCAATGAGCTGCAGCTAGCAGGCCTACTGGTCAAGGCCGGCGGTGCCTCACGCATTGGCAGCCTGTACGACAGACCGGTGCTCACCAAGAATGCGTCAGAATATGCTGACATTGTGGTCAATGCCGCTCAGCGCAGGCGCCTCAGGAAGGCATGCGAGGGCATCCTCACCGCCTGCTCAGGGCCCGAAAAGATATCCAAGGTACTGGGGGATGCCGAAGAGGCTATTATGGCCGTAGGGAGGACGGGAGAGGCTACCAGCAAGCCTGAGATACTGGGTCGGACCATCACCGCCAGCTTCGATGTCATCCAGAAGAGGATGGAGGCCGGCACATCCTTCACCGGACTGCAGACAGGGTACGGATTGCTGGACCATATAACGGGTGGGTTCCAGCCCGGCAACCTGATCCTGCTAGCGGCCCGCCCATCCATGGGCAAGACCGCACTGGCTCTGAATATAGCAAGCAATGCGTGCCTAAACTCAGATGCGCGAATAGCTTTCTTCAGCCTGGAGATGAGTAGAGATGAAGTCACCCACCGTATCTTGTCTTCCGAGGCCCTGGTTGATAGCTCCAAGCTGAGGTCGGGGCTCCTGAATACCACCGATTGGGAACTTCTTGGCGAGGCCACATCGTCCCTGGCCGGAGCCGATCTCTTCATTGACGAGACAGGGGGCCTCAGCCATGGGGAACTGCGCTCACGGTGTCACGGTCTTACTATTGACAAGCCACTGGACCTCGTTATCGTGGACTACATCCAGCTAATGCGTATGCCGTCAGGTCACCAGAACAGGAACATCGAGGTGGGTGTGATCAGTGCCGCTCTCAAAGGGCTGGCCAAGGAACTCAAGTGCCCCATCCTGGCACTCAGCCAGCTATCCAGGGCCGCCGCATCCACCGATACAACAGCGCGTCCTGCCCTCCACCACCTGAGAGACTCAGGCAGCTTAGAGCAGGACGCAGATATAGTCATGTTCATGCACAGGCCCGAGATGATGGGCGCTCAGGACCGTGAAGGTATGGCCGAACTGATCATAGCCAAGCATCGTAATGGTGCGCTAGATACTATCGACCTCAGGTTCATGCACCAGTACACCAAGTTCGTTGACCCACCATCATTCTAGGTCACCACGGTAACGCTAGTGTCGCCATCAGCCTCCCAGAAGTAGCCCTTGGCAGTGTCAGGGTGGGCCTGAACCTCCGCTAGTGAGCAGGACACACCTTCTACCGTGAAGGCTAAGTTGCTGGCCGCGCCGGCTACATAGTAGGTATTGTTGTAGAACCAGATGTTCAGCACCGTCTTGTCTTTGTAGTGACCAGACTTGTAGGTGTCGAACAGCGGTGTCATGGGGGCTGGGTTCGTGATGATGTAGTCCTGGTCAATGAGGTCTCCCGCATCAACCTGGACCGCTACCGCGCTGTCCTCAACGTACACTGTGTTATTGTACCAGTAGGAGTCCACCACATCCTCGTCCGCATCTCCCTCAACCACGCGCATGGCAGCATTCCCCGTGCCCGTGGCGAACATTGTGTTGTTGTACACCCTGGCCCTTGTACATGCTTTGTCAACAAAGCACTGCCTGGCAGGCTCGCTGAAGGTGTTACCGTACACCAGCGGATCAGACGTTAGCTTGACACTGCCGTTATACCCGCCGCCAGTGCTCACGTTGTTCCTTATGGTGGCCCCAATCGCTCCACAGATAAAGACACCATGGTGGGAGCTATCGCCAGACTCGTTCGGGACATCCACACGGCAGTTTTCGATCAGCGCATCGGTGGAAAGTGTACTAGCATCCTCCGCGCCGTTGGTGATGCCAATCGAAAGAGCGTCAGCAATCTCCCCAACCCACAGCACTGAACAATTCTTAATTGTCGGAGACACTAGGTTTACCGTGGCCGGGTCAATCCAAAAGACCGTGTCAGCATCCTCAGCAACAGCATGGCAGTTGTCGATGGTCACATTCACACAGTCGCTGACCCAGCACAGGTCTGAGGCACCGGCAGCCCCCGAGGTGCCAACATCAAAGGGTGTTTCAGAATCCCCCCATGAGCTGCCTGTCAGGGACACGGTGGTGCAGTCTACAACATTCAGCTTGCACGGGTCAGTGAAGGTACACCCGTCGATCTTAACCTCATCCGCGTCCTTCACTCTGACAGAAGCCCCTGCAAAGTCACAGCCATAGGCCCGGAAGTCGTAAGCTGAATTACCATCAGCCTCACGCATGTACAGGCATGGCGCGGTCGTGGCCGCGTCCTTGAACTTACAACCAGCCAGGGTCAAAGATCCCCCCTTGAACTCTACAGCATAGGTGAGGGCCTGGCTCTCACAGTCGAAAGTAACACCATGGATGCCGACCCTGTTCTCCTTGCCGGCGTAAATGATTCGGTTACTTCCCGTGCGGAAGATGACACCGGGCTCATGGGCCACGATCTCAAACGACCCGTCGTCAGCCCCGCCAAAGAAGTCGAAGTTGAGGATGTCAACATCATCATAAGTGCCCGCAGCAACCGCTATCCTTTCACCGTCGCCCGCAGCATTTACGGCAGCCTGCATAGTGGTAAAGGCATCAGTCCAACTAGTGCCATCCGCCGCTCCAGCCGCATCTATATCTACATACACAATGTCTGCGGGGCCTGGGTCATGCCTGCCTGTGTCGGCATTAAATACCGGGGTAAATACGCTAGCCATGATGGCCTCCTAAAGCCTAAAAGCTCCTGGGCCACCACTCTGTGGTCCCTGGGGAAGGCCTGCACTAGGAGGCCCCTGGGTTTTCTGATCCATGTACTGAATAAAGGCTTGGTCAAGCTCCGCCATAGGTGACGGAGGCCCCGAGATGAGCGCCTGCCGTACCGCAGCGTAGCCATGGGCCTGAACAGCACCCATTAACTCCGCCACCCTGGCCTCAGCCGGGTCTTGGGGCGGCCCACCCGGGGGCTGCATTGGAGGCTGACCACCTTGTACCAGTGGCCCCCTTTGCATAGGGGACGGCCCTGGTCGAGCAACCTGGGCTAGGGGGTTCGGGGGGAGGTTAGGCATTACGCTTCTCCATGACTTGAGGAACAATCTTCTCGAGGGTACGCCCGCCCACATAGCCAGTAAGTCCCAGCTTGACCAGCTTCCAGGCCTCAATGAGTTCGGCCTCCGTCATGCCCTCATAGCTGTAGCCGAACCACCTTGCCGTGATCAGGAACACAAAGATCATCATGGTCATGGGCCGCCAGTTGCGCTGAAGCCAGCTATGCCCCTGAGCCTCTGCCTTGATGATCTCAGCCGTGGCCTGGGTCATTACAACCTCACGCTGGGCTATCAGTTTCTCGATCTCGAGCCGGGCCGCCGCCTTCTCCTCATCAGAGGTATGAAGGCTGTCGATCACTCCACCGATCTTCTCTACGGTCTCACCGCCCAGCCACTTGACTACCTTACCTAGCATGGAGCACTTCCTTCACATCGAGTTTGACCTCATTGAGGGTCACGTGAATAGCCGTTAACTCTGCCCGTACCGCGCCAGACTGCTCAGCGGCCTCAATCATATGGTTGTTGAGCGACTGGTTTAGCAGGGCGTTCTGTTGGGTGAGCACTGTGATCTGTTGAGTGTTAGTGTCCACCTGCTTCTTGGTCATGCCCATGCTCACCAGCAACGTGGCAACCGCAAACCCAGTCACAAGCCATTGTCTTAATTCACTTCGATGCATAGCACTCCTACAGTCTTCGGCAGCCATACTGCCCCCCAAAGGTTATGCGGTTAGATTTACAGACCGTCCGTGTAGCCACGGCAGAACAATGTCCACGCACCTGATGTCAAGGTGCCTGTAGTAGTCGGCTCTTGAGTTGACACGTACACCTCTCGGGCCGTGATATCCTCAAAAGCAAAGCTAAAGTCGTTTACAACCACACATTCATTTGGGGCCGGAGTGCCTCCGGTGTGGGCATACCCTGACAATCTAAGAGCAGTCCAGTATGACGTCGCCACGGCATCATGCGAAACACGAAGCTCGATCTTGTAAGTGCCGTCCACTGCAGTGCCCATGATCAGTGTCCCGTAAAACTGGCACGCCCCTGAGGCGCTAGTCGGCGGGACCATGTCCGAAAAATCACCAGCGGTATAGGCCGTAGTCCATGCGCCGTCGGCGTGCGTAAGCACCTCAATGGCCGTGTCATACTCAATATCATGAGTACCTTTGGGCTGGAAGAACCTAAGGAAATCGCTGCCTGTATTATTATAAACTGCACCAACGCGCCGGATATAAGAAACATCAGGCGGAACTTCTCCTGAAACCGTGGCATAGTCATGGTTTAGGGAGTAGTAGAGCGTGGGTGATGCCCCCGCTGAATCGCACGTTGCCCAGACATAGTACCAAGTGCTCGCCGCCTCCGCCGCTATCGTGTTCACAGGCAACAAGTTGTCCAGTGTGCCGTCCGTAGCATCTGTGATGTCGATGTCGGCAAATGTCGGGCTGCTGATCAGGATACCATCATCTGCATCGTTCACATTCTGCAGGCTCAAGAACTCAACAGCGAACCCCAGGGTGTCGGCGTCCACCCAGGTCAACACATTCTTAGTCATTGTGGCTAGGCGGGCGCTACCGAGCGAAGCCTCGAGCGTATTGATACTCGTCTGCTGTGTGTTATGTTCATCCGCAAGAGTGTTGTACGCATCAACGATAGTGTCGAACTCGTTGTTCATGTCGGCACTTCTGGCCGGAGTGTTGGATACAATCTGGTTACGGCTAATAGGCGCTGCCATGCTATTCCTCCCAGCGGGCTTCGAGCATTCTCAAGTATGCCCGCTCAGCCGTGCGGTTTATCTTCTCGTAGACTTCATCGTAGGCCTCGTTCTTGGCCTTGCCACCCATGAGGTTGTTCTCATCGATGCGCTGTATCTTCTTCTGGAACTTGTTCATGCGGTTACGGGTAGCTGAGTAGATAGCATCCACCCTACGCGCCCACCGTTCAGGCCTCTGGCCCGACTCTTCCGCACTGGCCAGTGCCGATCTGGCCTCATAGCCAAGGTCGTAGAAGTCACTCACGAACTGCCCGCCCTGTGAGGGATGGCGCACATCAAAGTCCCGCATCACCGGCAGGTCCTTGTGCCATACCTTGGCCCCTAGCTGGATGTCCGGGGGGCTTGCCATGTCCCAGGCAACGTCAATTGCCTGCATGGCCAGCTTGCCCAGGCCACCCGTGTAGCCCTTCCACAAGTGCTCCATGTACCGAGGGCTGTAGCCATGCTCTTCGCCCCATATACGAGCCATGCCCTTGGTGAACTCCTTGCTAGTCCGTCCGGTATACCGTCCGAATTGCAGGTGAGGCCACAGATCTTCCTGGCTACGAGGGACGATAGGCCTGTCCTTGAAGAAGGACTTGTTCGCTAAAATCTCAGCGATCGGGGTCACGATAGTGAGGTCCATCGGGTTAAGGGATGGGGTCACAGACGAGATCATATCCCACAGGTCGCTTGCCGCGTCAGGGTTCCTGTCCAGCGTAGACTCAACAAACAGTTCAGGAACGCTGCCGTACAGCATGCCGTAGTCGAACGGCTTGGTCATCTTCCAGATCTTATCCACACCGGGCATCATAAAGATCCAGTTGGCCCGCTTCTCGTAGTCAGGGATGTCCTTCCACCGAGGGTCTTGCCGGTTCCACAGCACCAGCGCCATCGAACTAATAGCAATGGGTGCCGTCCTGGCCATGAAAGACTCGGGACGCTCCTGGGCCACACGGCGCATCTTGTCAGCACCCTGCACCTGAGCGTTCCAGAAGGCCACCACACTGTTTATATGCTTGCCCCAGGTGCCAGCCCTCGAGAAGTCTAGCGTCACCTCACGGGCCTCCAGGGCCGCCTCATAGCGCCCTGTGTACTTCCTCGCCTTACGGTAGGTGCCCACCCTGTTGAAAGCCTCACTGAACTCCGTGAACATGCGGCCAAACTCAATGGGGTGTTTCAGGTAGTACAGCGCCTTGCCGGCACCACCCTTGCCCGTGTTGGCGATGCTCTTGTTCACGGCCTTGTGTAGCCCTGCATGGTCCATAGCGACCGCCGAACTCATAGCGCCACCAGACTCCATGAACTCAGTGTACCACTTGTCCTTACGCATCACGCTAGTCACGCCCTTGATCAGGTCGAAAGGCGTGAAGCCATAAGTAGACTGGATAGAATTCACCCACCAGTCACGCAGCGCATTGCGTATGCCAAAGGACAGCGTGCTCGTAGCACCAATACGCAGCGTTCGAGCAGGAGCACCCAGGACCTTGGAAAGGATACTCATCTGGGCACGATCCAGGTTGATGAACGCCTCATAGATGTCCGGGTCCACCTCGTAATACTTCTTCTCCAGGCCTTCCCAATGCTCGAGCACACGGTTGTGCTGACTCGGCGCGGCCTTGGTCGGCTTGATCATACCCGTACCGCCGGCCAGGCGATCAAGTTCGATCACGGCCTCAACAGTATGGCGGTGGGCACGGTAACGCTCAGACATATAGATGTTCTTGATCGTAGCCTCGAGCGGGTCCATGTACAGATCGCCCTTGCCCTCGATAGGCTTGATGATGTCGGGGCTACTGTATGCCTTGGGATCACCCGTGTTCTTGCCATACATCGCCGCTTCCATCTCAGCGAACAGCGGTGTGTAGAACCCGTTCTTCTCAAGGATCACATCGGCACGCTCTTTGCCCACCGAGTCATAGAGCATGTCCGTCATCATCTTCTTGTAGGCTTCAAGCTGCGTAGCGTACTTGGGCCCAAGAGTCTCACGGTGGCGCAATAGCACACCATGGGTAAGCCCCTTGCTCCTGAGGCTCTCATTGTTCTTGAACTCCCCCCAACGATCAAGGAACCGCTCCGCGCGGAGCAGTGACTTGAACTCCTCCCGCATCCCGTCATCCATACCCTTGAGGATGGGGTCTAGGTTGAGGCGAATGCGCTCAGCCGCACGGCCCGTGTAGGATCTGGCCAGTCTGCCCATCAGGTAGGGCCTCATCTCTGCCGGCAGGGCATAACCTGTTTCTTTTTGAACAGCCTCCTCAAACCTGCGAAGAGCGTGGATGTCGTCCATGAACCGGACATAAGCCTTCTCGGCCTTGGCACGGATCTTACCACCCTGGCGGGCCAGCAAGCCCGTATCTTTCTCACCGGTCTTAGTGGTCATACTACTGAGCCGCTCCACCACGCTCAGCGCACCACGGGTAGTGTTACCAATCGTACCCTCAAAGCTCTCATCCATGAGCCTGATGGCTTCATCGATGAGGTCAGGGTCGGTACGGTGCTTGTCGGCCCATTTGCGCCACGCATCTGATTCTCCACGCCGGGCCGCTCGATCCATCAACTCGTTCATTTGCTCAGCAGTGCGCGTGCGCTTGGGTGTTCCCGGCTCGAACCCGCCAGTGGAGATGGGCTGCCACTTGCCTGAGGGGGCAACTCGACCAGATACGCTCTGTCCTGTGAACTCAACAATCTTCGGGTCAAGCACCAGATAAGACAGCGACCCAGGCCCTTCAATCGCGTTGATGTATGGAACCACATCATAGCCTTGGTCTGTCAAGGCCTTGCGTGCCTTGGGATCATTCTGTAGAAGGAAAAGCTCTGTTCTCTCGCCTCCGTCACGCTCGTCAAGGACCCTATAGGGCTTCTTCGGCCTAATGCCAATTTCTTGGATAGTGCTGCCACCACCCGCTACCTCAGGCCGTGTGATTCTGTCAATAGCAGCTTGCTCAGTGCCAAGGTGGAACGGCTTACCGTCTTTGAGGTTTAGATCAGCACTGCCACCATGGTATCCCAACAATGCACCATCAGCCCCGCGCACAACCTGCCCATGCTCGGGGTTGACGGGCGTAGCTTCGCCCAGCCACTCGCCTCTGCGGTGGCCTATGGATTTCTTCGCGGGCCTTATAGGCTTATCGATTACAGGGAGACCCTCATAGAACGAATCAAGGATCAGGTCATTGTCTGCCCGTGTCTCACCCTTGGTAAGCTCCAACCGCTGGTCATACCTGTTCGGCAGGATCTTGTCAGGCAGGGGGAGCTCACCCTCGAGGTGGCCGGCACCCTTCTGAAGCTCATCGGGACGCAGCCTGTTATCCAACAAGAACTGCCTCCACCGCTGGATACCAAACACATCCACAAGCTGAGACTTCACAGTGCTGGCATCGCTCTCAGACAGCCACTTCATCCCCGCCGCATCATTGGCCACCTTATCGAGGAACCGCACCTGATCAGGACGCAGCCTGCCAGTACGCTCACCCCATACCTGGAACTCCGTCACAATATTCTGCAACTCACCCGCGAACTCCGCCGGCTTCTCGAGCACCGACCTGTCCATGGGCCACTGACTGGACCCACGAGGGGGAGGAACCGGGTTGCCGCGGTCTGCTAGTTCAGTCTTAGGAGGTAGCCTACGCCGTGCCTGGGGGTCCAGTACCTGTGCAGCCTCGCCCGCAGGTTCACGGGCCAGCAAAGCATCAAGCTCAGCACTCTTGACCCGCTCGCGCAACACCTTCTTGCCCTCTGTGTGGTCACGCAGCAGGCTTAGAGCCTTACCGTGCGTACCCTTCATGCGCCCACCGAGCGCACCCAGGCCCGTCAACGCCAGCATGGTGCCCACACCCGTACCAATGTCTTCGCCCGTAGGGCTCTGGCCCTCCATTAGTGGGCCACCTACACCGAAGATAGCACCCTCAGTGCCACCTTGTAGCCCGCGCCGGGCCGCATTGGCGACTCGAGAGCCGGCAGTCTCAGAAAGCCTCGAGGCCACACCCACTCCGGGTCTTGCCATCAATGAGAACTTAGGCTCAAGAGCAGCCGAGGCCTCTGTTAGGGCAGTCGACGCGCCTTTTCTTGAGCCTTTCGCTGCCGCCTGGAGCGTCCTGCCCGCAGGCCCAAGAGCCGCAGCAGGGCCAGTTGCCAAGCCAAGCCCAGCACCTTTAAGGCCCTCAGTGAGCACCTGATTAACATCGATCTCACCTGTCTTTATCTTCTGCTCAATAGCGTCACGGCCCATACGCTCCAGGCCCACAGCACCGGCCTGTCTTGCGCCATGCTCTATAACCTTCTTGACCACAAGGCGTTTGACACCATCGACACCCAGCTTCTTGGCCACACCGCCGCCAAGCCCACCACCGGCAATGAACAGAAGAATGCTAGTTGGGCTCACGAAGCTGCCTAAGCCACGGGCCACCTGCTCAGCAATGTTGTAGTCATCCTCGTCAGGCTCCAGGGCCATACCCTTACCGTAACGATAGATCAACGCCTCAGGGGTATCGTACTGAATACCATGGAGGAACGCACGCCCCAGGCCGGGGCCGACATCGTCGCCATCGCCACTATGAGTGGCTTGTGGCCCCTGCGTCTGCGGAACGCCAGAAGTCTTTTGCAGGTATAGATCGACATGCTCAGAGGTCCACTCCTCCGGCAAGCCGAGTCTCTGCTTGGCCGCACTGTAATGTTCGTCAGTCCAACCCTGTGGCATCTATACTCCTAGAGTCCGTACAAGTCCTCTTCGAGATTCCTCTTGATCCGCTCTCGTCGTAACCTGACTGGATTATTTGGTGCTTGGCCACGCGCCCCTGGAGTGGGCTCAGCGAGCCCCGGCCCTTCAAATCCCTGGAACAGGTTGGGTGAATTCCCCGGGTCCATCCTCTGCAAGTATGCCTCCACCTCAGCTTCTGCGTCTCTATCCACCTGGTACAACTCAGGGTGAAGAGCCTCATGCTGCGCCTGCGCTTCCGGTCCCCAATCGCCGAAGACATCCAGTAGGGTGAGGCGAGTCTCTTGAGGGGTCTTGCCACGGGCATCAAAGGCTACCGTTTCCGTGCCATCGGCGTTGGTCCTGATCAGTACCTTGCCGACCACCTTGTACCCAGGCGCAGGGCCTGAGCCGATCTGTGCCGCGAACTCGTCTAGCCCGCTAGACACATCCGCCGGGAGGTACTGGGAGAACAAAGGCTCGCTCTGATACAGTTGCATGGTCTCGGCAAGGTACAACTCAGGGTTCTCTGCCGGGTCGATCATAGAGCGAATACGCCCATGAGCGTCAGACCATGCGGCCATGACCTGCTTCTGGGTCTCTAATTCAGCCTGCTGGTTAGCGTATTGCTCCTTCTCCAGGCCGAACTGATCTTGTTGAAGTCCGAACTGATCGCGCTGTAGGCCCAGGAGGCTGTCCTGCTGACCCAGTCTGCGGTCAGCCTGAGCAAGCTGCCGTTGCTGAGCCTGGAGAGCGTAGCCCTGGTCCTTGCCCGCAGACGTACCGCCTAGGTAGCCTGTGCCCAGAGCAAGAAGATTATTTACTATCGGCATCTCAGACTCCTATCTGTAGGGAACGCCATGGGTCTCATAGGTTGGTGCTGCTGAATACCTGTTGAACAGGTCATCCCACTGCTTCTGCTGCTGGTAGTAACCAGCCGTCTGGCCTAACTGGCCCAGAAGGTTCTGCGTACCCTGGTTCATATACTGCTGGTTCTGGTAGTTTAGCTGATCCTGGGCCTGCTGCAGTACAGCATTCTGATAGCCCATGCCAGCGACCTGCCCCATCTGGGCAAGACCCATAGAGGCCGACTGGTTAGCGTGGCCCTCCAGCATCTGGATCAACGACATCTTGTACGACTTGTCAAGCTGCTTGATGTTAGATACAAACCCCTGGACCATGTTCTCGGCCTCAGTCGATGACTCAGCTAAGTTCTGAGTGATCTCATTCTGGACCGTGCCGCCCGTACCCACACCACGCCGTGCCGCATCAGCCTGTGCGTAGTTGTACTGGTTCTGAGCGGCCTGGGTAAGCGTATTGCGATAGGCCTGCTCACTCTCCTGGTAGTCCGTTGGGTTATACAGGGAGTTGATCCCGCCAGCATCGATCTCAGCCTGAAGCTCCCGAAGGCCAGCTAGCTGAGCCTCAAGGTCACGGCGCTGCTCGACATCCAACTGCTCATGGTTAGAGATGGAGCCACCGTAAGGGTCGTATGTGCCACCAGGGCCAGAATACACCCCACCAGCTTCATTGTAGGCCTGTAACGCCTCCCATCGTGCTTGTTCTTCAGGGGTTTCGGCCTTTGGCGAAGCATACCCAGGGCCTTGCACTTCAGCCAGAGGATCATATCCCAAGGTGTCAAGGATGTCTTGGATTTCATTGCCTCGCCCCGTGGGAGCGCGGCCGTACAAGGTATCTAGCTGAGCCTCGTTCCAGTAGTCCCGGTAGTAATCGGACTGGGACGTATTAGGAACAAACACTGTCGAGTTCGACAGGGGGTTGAAGATGCTAGACCCTTGAGGGGTGTAGGTGCTAGGCTGCTGAAAAGTCGGTGCCTGCTGAGGCTTGAACGCATCAAACAGCCCCAGCCCCAAGCCACCAATTTGTGCGGCTGCTGCGGGGTTTGATCCAATCCAGCTAGCTACCGGAGCCGCGAATCCCATGGTAATCCTCCTTGGTCAAACCAAACAGCCAGACATCTTCTGGCCTACCACAAAAGGATGCGCCTGACCGAACACAGCCTTCACGCTGGAATCCCAGCCGCCTTACCAACCTCACCGCCGCCTTCCTACTCTTAGGGATCGGGGCGGTAATACGCCGGACACCCAAGGACTCAAAGCAATACTCCGCCAAGTCCCCCCACACAGCCATCTTGCCTGCCGTGTTGATGTCCCTCACCGGGGTCTTACTAAGACTTTCTGGCCTCATAAACCGCCTGAACGGCTTAGACAGCATGATGTGGATACTGGCCGTTGCCCCAGGAACAATGTCACTGAGCCAAACCAACCCCACATTTCGCCTACCTGCATGTAGCCAGAAGAACTGACTCGCACCGGCTATCATGTCCCACACAGCCCCATGGCCTGCCAACTCATCAGGCAGCAGACCGTAAGAATCAAGTACCCCCGACAACTGCTCCCCGCTTAGCTCTGCCCGTGCCAAACGCATAACAACTCCTCTTCTCCACGATCACCGCTCCCCGTGATGGGTAGTCAGCAGTGACCAACCTAACAATTCAAACGCATCGCCCAGGTCATCATTCGAGAACCTAAGCTGAATCATCCTGAACGAGCCCTCCAGGTGTAGCATCACCATGTTGGTGATCCCTTCATCCCAGTTGAACTCGTCCCAATACACATTGTCCCACAGGGCTAAATCCCCCGAGATCTTATTGATCAGGCTGCCTACATCTGTCCAGCCACCCTCGAGGTCGAGCCGGTACTCAACATTCACATCTAGGCCCGAGGCACCCAACGCTACTAGCAACTGGGCCGTCCTCTTCCGTATAGCCGTGTCCCCTAGATTGTACCAAGGAGTCGTGTAGTAAGCCCTGTACGCCGCGCCGGCATCCGTGTAGCCATCGTTGTATTTGACCACCCGGCCATCGCTGGTGCCGAGCAGGTGAACTTCGCCCAGGCCGCTCGAGAAATAACTCACCGCCGACTCGATGCCTAGACCCTCGTAGTAGTCCCACCCGCCCGTGTCGTAGTGGTAGACCAGGGCGCTGGTACTAGCCGTCTGGCCGCTAGGGGTGTAGTACCACACAATGCGATTGTTGTTATTATCGTGTATCGCCACAATGTTTACGTTGTCGGCCTCGCGGATCTGATTGACCCTGGCCTTGACCTTGGTAGAAATAGGCATGGGTTCAATGTCACCGTACTCCTGAATGCCACTGGCCCTAGCAGGCCCGTGCTGACTCCAGAAGTAGATGTCATTGCCCACGCGCACTAATGACCGAGGGGCTGAGCAGCCCACCGGGTAGATACCAAAGCCCTGGACGTTATCAGGAGAGTCGCCAGCATACACACGGGACCGGGTCTTCTTGAAGACGATCCAGTAACCCGCCAGATCCACCACCATGGTCACCGGCTCACCATCATCAGGGAGGACATCGATGTACCACGGATCTACCGCCGACACGCCCGTTGTCTTGTAGGCGAAGTTGGTAGGCACCTGAAGCTCACTGAACCACAACCTACTGGTGGCCGTAGAACAGCCCCATGCCGCTACGCTCTCAGCCTTGCCCTGGTTGACCGTGGTGAAGTGGGTTGGGTATGCCCCAAGCTCCCACTCAACGGGGAGCAGATCGCCTGTATAGGCCACTGTAGAGACCGTGAAGGTGTCGCCATCAGTCACATCACCGGCCGTCAGGGTAACATAGAACCCACCCGTTACATGGACGGGACCGCCGGCAGTATACTCCTCAGAGATAATCACCGTTCCGCCTGGGCCGAGATCACTAACCCAATTAAGCCTGATCTCATCAGTAGCAATCGTAGCCACCGGGGGTGCCGCACCCTTGTCGGCCTCAATCGTGAAGGTGAACACCTCAAGCCGGCTACCCTGGTAGGTTCCCTCAGAACGGATTGTGGTGGTCGTAGTACCCGTCCATGTACCCGTTACCACAGGCCCCATACGGTTGTAGAAAACCTCTGTGGTGGGCATGTCAGAAAGCGTGGTACCATCCCACTGCTTGGGGGTGTTGTACCCATTGGTCAGGAACAGCTTGCCGCTTGCGACATTGCCATCCCAGTTGTAGTTCTCGTTATAGCCCGAGCCAATCACCGTGGAGAAGTCACCGTCACCGTTCAGTTCAGCATACAGCTTGCGCCATGCGGCGACTACCAGGCTGACGTTGCCGTCAGGATTCTTCAGGCGGAATAGCCCATGGACAGGCCAGCCACTAGCGTTCAGGGCCGTAGAGTACACACTGCAACCCTTGCGCTTGGCCAAAGAACCCGTGATACCGTGATCCATGTTCATGCTGTCAGGGGTGTCACCCTGAGGCATGGTGAGCGGCGAACTCTTGAGGTTAAGCCCCCCAGAGTTGTCAAAGAAGTCAACGCTTCTCTTCTGTGCGTAGCTCTCGTACATCACTTACCGTCCATAGCTAAGGCCACGGCCAAGCCTGAACCCGCGAGGCATTGGAACCTGCTCTGAGTTAGACTGGTGGAGGTTAAGCCTCTGCTCGTAGTCACGCTTGTCCTGCTCAGCGTCAGGGAACATCAACCGCTTCTTCAGCTTGTAAGTAGCGCCCAGCTTGAGGGTCTCAGTGAACCTGTCCGGCAAGTCAGGGACATCACTGTCATTCACCATATCAACAGGCCGGCGGTAGTAGAGCATCCTGACCGTACCGTCTTCGTAGTCCGTAGCATCAGCCCAATCGTCAGCAACCTGGTCTCCGCCGTCATCCCACAATAAGACTTCCCAGTAGTCAGGGTAGTTGGCCGGGGACAAGCCCGTAACGTCTGCCGGGGAAGTATGCGCCTTGATGCACACGAAGTATTCACCGTTGTGGTAGATGACCTTGTTCTCGATGTAGTCTTCACTAGCCGCCGGGTAGACCTTGATCTGGTTTTCCCACAGCGTCCAGTAACGAGGGTTGCCGGTCTCCGTCTTCTTGCTGAACTGGCTGTGCCACGAGGACGGGTCCATGTAGGTCAGTGTCCGGGGAGTCAGGTCATCAATGGGCGGGCTCTTAGAGTCATCGAAGTCATCCGGTAGAGGTATTGAGGTGATCCCCTCGCCAAACCCAAAGACATAGGTGTCCTGGGCAGGGATCATATCCACCTGCTCAAAGATGTCACGCTGGACTAGGTTCAGATACTCAGCCGCGAGGTGAGGGATACCCGTCTGGCCATTGGTAGTTGTAATACGGCGCTCACCGCACTCCTCGAGTACGTTGTTCGTCAACTCCAAGAGGTTGACAGCAACAGGCCCAGATCCTAATACGATTGGCATGCTATTCTCCTACGCGATAACATCTAAGCTGCTCCAGGCGCTGTCCCCGGACGTTGCGATCCATCCCCAAGGCTCACCAACAGAGGGCTCTGCATTCAGGGCTAGCATGAACATTGTGCCTGGGTGCGAAAAATTAAAGCCGCCCAAAGCCCCCGAAGGGGGTGTGCTGTAGGATGCCGAGGAGCCTATTGGATGCCATGCCCCAGCTATACCAAGAACCCCAAGGGCTGTCGCAGGGGAGGCCGCGTTCAGAACTGGCAACAGTGGCCCTCTAGCAACCCTGAGGGAGCTAACGCCACATGTCAGGTCGACACTCCCCCCCGCGGGGTCTGGGTAAAAGGTTTCCCCAGTAATCCAAAATTCAACACGGATTTTGTCGATTGACGGATCTGTGATAGGTGTTCTTAGTACACAGAATCGCCGGGTGGTTGCAACTGGGCTGATAAAATATATCGGAGGCTCTGGGTATGGGCTATGAGATCCAAGACCAGAGCGGTCCCCTGCCCCGTCTACTAAAGCCAGTGTATTGCCAGAGGCATCCATGGTCCTGATCCTCATTCCATAAACATCCGACCTGAGCGGGTAGTAATCACTTTTCCACTGTGGAGCAGTCAGCACCGAGGAGACTTCCGCCACATACCCATCCAGAGCGTCAAACACATCGTCCCCTCTGTCAAAATCTACATAAGCGTATCGGTTTTCGAGTGGAGGCTGGTCCCAAGCATTTGAGTATATCGGCAATTCTAACCCATAAGTCCCTGTAGACCTATACTTGGCAGAGCCGATCCCATAGTGTGGGAGAACCCCGAGAGTCGGTGTGTCAACCCAAGAGTCACCGACAGTGCTGCAGGCAAGCCTTGCACTCAGGCCGATCAGGGGCTCAGTGACTGACGGGCCATGATCAACTAATCCATTCTGAGAAGTCACTACAAAATCGCTCCACACCCGCAAATCGACAGATGTGGCGTATGATCCGAAGTGAATCCTTCTAGCCGAAATATCCACACCGGCCGTAGGCAAGACGGGCTCGACTACCGACACTGAGGATATGCACGGGGCAATTCCTATGTCCAAGACCGAATTAGCGGTCGGGTTAGTATTCATTAGCGACCCGCCAATTACAGAGCATCCATCTGCCCGTATCGCAACGGCATGAATTTCACCAACAGTGACACTGCATCTCCACACGCTAGAACCTTCCGCCCCAAGCCAAACGCCAACCCCCGTGCCTGTTGTGATGCTTGCTTCGCGTATGGTCCCACGAAAGAATGGATTCAGCCCAATAGCTGACGGCACCTCAATCCCGACACCAGGAGAAGACCCACTGTAGGTATTGGTATACACCCCACGGGTCACAGAAATTCCCTTGCCCCGGACCAGGGCTATCAGATAAGATCCGGTGACTGAACAATCCTTAATAGCCACACGCGATCCGTCAACCTTAATTCCTATTTTTGAAGAATCTGCGCCTGTGATATTTATCCGAGACAGATTCACAGACCTGCCAGCATAATTCTCCCAGTCATACCCATTGGATAAAACCCGGATACAAGACTCGGCAGATGCAGGTTGCAAAATATCTACATCACTAAGTCCACCATAAGACCCTACCGGGAACTGAAAACAATCCCCAGACACCCCGGAGAAGTTGATCTGAGAACGCTCCACACCCTCTGTTGAACCTTGAACCGTGCAAGTGACATAGAGAGTACCGGAAACTGCATAAATCCCTGGCTGGAGGTACAGGGTAGTGCCGCCAACAGTCGCGGCATTAATCGCAGCCTGCAGGGACAACGTATCGTCCGACTGATGAGGAGGGTCGATGGGCTCTACCATACCCCAGTGAAATGTTGGACTCTCTGGCATTATGTGATCGCCCCGAAGGTGCCCCAGGTTGCAGTCCCGCCAGCCCCACCAGAAAGGCAAACGTGCCCCAGGCTAGAGGATGGGGAGGCGAGATACAAAACATCCCCTATCTCGTAGCTGTTCAACGAACTCAACCCTCCTGGCCCAGCCGAACCATACTCAGCCCATTTAGACCCATGGGGAGCCCCAAGCCCATGAGCCTGCACCATCGAATCCAGCGCACCTGGATGGGTGGCACTAGTCACTCGCAAGGCCTTGTTCCCGACATACACTGCATCGAGGAGAATGTAATCCCCGAAAGCCACGGGGCTCCCGGCCCCAGAACACAGACGGAAGTAGAGCTTTAGGCCCGTTATCGCATCAGCGAGAGGTGACTCTAGGGCCAACATCACCCATGTGTCTTCATAGATTTCCAACGGGTTGGTCCACTCCACGACTCCAGGGCCGCTGGAATAGATTGGCTGTAACCCAAAGACAGTCCCAAGCCCCGTAATCCCGTGGGCATAGTAAAGAATACTCGCATAGGCAGTTGGTGAAGACCCATTATTCAACATACTCAGACTAACACTGTCCCCTATTTGGCAAGTCAACGTAGTGTCAATCGCCCCTTCGGACGCTGGTGTTATTTTGACAGCATTTAACCCGGTTTGGTTATTTGTTTTGTCTCTCGCCAAACTGACATTAGTAGATATAGGGGATGGAAGGTGGAGCCAGTGATTGAATGTTCCGTCAGGGAAGATGTTCACATCTGGCATGTTTGAATCAAAGCGAGAGGCCCCGGTCCACCCAACACCGCTGGAGCCTCCAACGATAGTATCTGCACCTAAGAGATAATTCAGGGAGCCAGAAGACCCAGGCGTGATCCTGGTAGAGGAGGATATGGAGATTTCGTCTACGTCCTGTGCAACAGAGGCACAGCCAATGTCTGTGTAAGTGCCTCCGTCAATCTGGACCCGCCCCATATCCCTAAACCTCAAGGCGTGCTGAGGGGCATAGGCTCTGTTCTCATCACTACCTATCCAGGTCGCATTGCAAGACACAATCGAGGCAGATTCTCCATAGCCAATATAAACCGGAGGCGCTTCAGTGGACTCGTCAGTATAATAGTCACTCACTCGGAAGTCACAATGCGACACCTCAACGGAATAGTCCCCCCTGGATGTGAAATCAACAGGACTGACAAGTATCGAGCTATTGGTATAGTTGCCGCCCTGTCCTCGCCCCATATTTTCAAACATGCAGTCGTGGAAGACACCCCTGGCAGACCCCGCGTTAGGTAGCTGCATTACCAGACCTTCACCGATAGTATCATGGAAGTAGCAAGACTCGAACCTGAACTGGTAGGTGCCTGATGGGTACGGAACCCAAACCAACTTTCTATCGTCATGGACCGTGGATGGGTCATCAGTCCACATCTCACACCCAGACATCTCAAAGTGCTCTAGCGGAAAATAGTTGGGGTTTCCTACAAAAATGTTGCCATTCTGGAATTTCAAGTTTTTGAACTTAACATGCTTTGTATGCCCCTTGTCAAAGTCCACGCCGAAGTAGAGGGGGTCGCCTTCGGGCCTCATATCCCACTTGATAGTTGCCCCTGGGCCAGAAGTGGACCCGACTAAGGCGATCTCCCTGCAGGCTGGAGATGTGTTGAGGACCGCAAGGCCCATGTAATAAACACCACTAGGGAAAAACACCGTGCCACTAATCCCAGAGTCTGTGATGCACTCCTGAACCGCATCAGAGTCATCTGTCACCCCATCGCCCATCGCGCCGTAGTCCCTGACGTTATACACCCCGTCCTGGGGGAGGCTGAGGACAATAGGGATCGGCTGACTTGACCAGTTGTCTTTGGACGCACTAATACTGTAACCGCCCGGAGCGGCTTTGAACTCATACCAGCCATCCTTGCCGGTGCGCAAAGGCTGGGTCAGTGCGTTCTCGCCGTGGTCAGAATAGACCGTTGCAAGAGAACTGGTCCCAGCACGATACACCTCAACCTGAGCGCCAGGGACAGGCCGACCCTTAGCATCGAGGACTTGATTGCGATATACCTGCATACTGCTCCTAAGCTACATTATCGACCAGGATAACCCAGTCTGTCCCATTGAACACAAGTTTGATAAATTCCCCAGCAACATTCATCACTTGGTCTCCCCCAAGATCCAAGTTCCCAGTACCGTCCTTGAGGGTAATCGCATCAGTCTTGTAGGCCAGCGTGACTTCACGCCCAACCCACGCAGGGGTCAAGGTGTCCAGGTCATCGGCACCGCTCTCGCCGTCAACAGTATGGTACTGACCGGGGGCATACAACACGCCACTAGCGATTGCCCTGGACTTAGTACTAACTACTTGGATATTCTGCGGATACCCCGCTGCCGTGCTGTCCACAGTGATTACACCATCAATGGAACCTATCACCGTTGTATATGTACCGCGACTGCCCAACGTGAAAAGAAGATCGGTGCCCGCGTCCGAATCCATAGCAAGGCCGACAAACTTGTTGCTGCCCGAGTCCACCAATACCGCGTCATCCCAATCCGAGGCCTGCAGCAAACAGCTACTGAATGTGTTAAAATTAGCCCCGTCTGTGTGAATGAGATGCCCGCCGTTGACCTCAGACGATGTCCAAATGTTGCAGCTCTCGAACACGTTATCATTATTGTAAGAAGTCCCAGTGTTCTGGAGCCACACCCCATGGCCATAGCCGTTGCCAGTCGCATTGTAACGGGCTGCTACAATCTCAAAGCTGCGAAACGTATTGAACACGCTCGCACTGGCGGCAGAAGCATCTACAGACAAGGCCACAGCGCCGTCAGTCTTGCACTTATTGTGATACAGGGACACATTCTCACCCAGGAAGTTCCTGCAGGAGTCCACCTCGAGCAACGTATCCACTGATCCGTCCGTAGACGTCAAGCAAATATCCCGAAGGCCACAATGATTCAACGAAACCGTGGCGGGATCGCCAAAAGTCAGGCCAAGCGCATGCAACGGATTGGAGATAGTGAACCGAATACGCGTTCCATGCTGCGCCAAGTGCGACCCAGTATACCAGCCCGACCCGGGCCCGTCACCACGGATACTCACACCATGGCTGTCCACGCGCAGAAACATAGTGCTGACATAGTCCCCAGCCGGTAGGTACACAACGCCGCCACCAGCCGACGCACAAGCATTGATCGCAGACTGAATGGCTGCGTGGTCATCCGTAGACCCATCACCCACAGCCCCGAATTGCGGCTCAGTCACATCAAACCACGACGGATTGGCGTCCTGAAGCTGGACATCATACCAGACCAGGGACTCCACACCAGGCCCACTGAAGTGGATGTCGTAGGTGCCGTCGCCCGCGCAGAAAGTGAATTCACCGCGACTGTCTGTAGTGAAGTTGGTCTGGTTGATCTGGTTGGTGCCGTCAGTATTCTCGTAAATAGTAGACAGCGAGGCCGTAGACCCCGCTGGATACACAGAAATGTCCACGCCTGGAACCGGGTTACCCTTGCGGTCCAGAACTGTGTTGGTATACCTACGCATTACGCACTCCTAAGTGCTAGTGTCTGGCGGGGCATACCCACCTTTGTCCACGACATTTGCATCTGCAGTACCGCCACCGAATGCCAGTACGGGCTGGACAATATGGCTATAAGCTATCACTTGGTTACCCATTACCTCGCACAATCCGCTAGGGCGCATGAAGAACGAATCGAAATACACTGCGTCAGGGGGTGTCCCGGTGCCGGGGCCAACACGAATCTCAATGATGTTGTTGTCTGTGCCGTCGAATGGCCAGCTACCCGAGAACGTCCGCCACACCCCGTCTGTTCCGGTGTCAACGATCGTATAGGCGGGGTTCGCGCCACTATCATTCTTCATCGTTATCGTCATGGTCTGAGCATTCACATCAATGGCGAACTTCAAGTGGATCCAATACTGGCCAACGGGTAGGTGGGGGTTTGCGTTTGCCCCGACATAGTGCCCGAGATAGATCTTGTCCTGCACCCCATTAACCGTGTTGCAAGTGAAAGACTTGTCGCCAGACGCAGCCCGAGTGTCAGACATGATCCAATCGACTTCCTCAGCACCCACGGACATATACATCCACTTCTTGATGTGCGGCCCCCAGAACGGTTCTTTCGCCGCAGTGCCCTTCACATCGCAGTCCATCCAATCCACCATGCCACCGTCACACCCACCATTGGTGATGTAACTCCTCACAGCATTGGCTTCAGCCGCAAAGGCCATGGTGATGGCTGACATCTAGTCCACCCACTCAACTACGCTAACGATGATAGTCCCAGCACTGCCCGTGGCTCCGTCACCCTGCACCTTGATATGCGGGATGGGGGAAGTGATTTGGAACACACCCGGCTGAGTCACAGATGCATTGATCACAGCGTAGTTAGTACCATCGTGCGATCCTAAGATCTGGGCCACACCGTTATAGGTGCCGGCCGTGTCGTAGAACAACACAGAGGCCATTGGCCCCGACAAGTTCCAGGTGTAGTTCTCAGTCTTGGTTGCACCAGTAATCGTCAGCTTCTTGATGCCAGAAACGCTACCGTCTGACATCTTTACCATGCGCCCCATAGCGCCTCCTATTTCTCGTCTTCTTCAGGCTCGTAAGGCCCAACGATTTTGTAAGGGAACAGTGCCGTGATAACCTGCTTGGGGTCGCCCACTGGGTTGCCACGCTGGTCTGTGTCCTGCTCCCACGCGATATGCTTCCCAAAGTCCATGTGCCGCAGCGCCCGCTTCAGAATCGGCTGGTTCACATTACGTTTGCAGATAAAGTACTTACCACCTACAGGGTGATCAGGGTGAGGGACAATAATGTCCGTCTTGTCCCCGTCAGGGCCAGTGAAGAAGACCACGACAACCATCTCATCAGGGTCTTCGCCCCACATGCACTGGCCAAACAACCGGTCAGCATCGGGCTGTTTCACGCCCTTGTGGCCCAAGTACTTCTCGTAATACTCTTTACTCACACCGCCAGGATACTCAGAGTCCTTGGGCGGAGGGGCCGCAGCCCCCCCACCTTCGGATTTTTCAAGCACAGTAACCTGAGCGGCTGTTTCCACGACTCCAATATCGGCCTTAGCCTTTTTCGTAGCCATTATCCCTCCTGGGTTTTACGCCCCCCGGCGAGGTTTAGGGGCTTAGCCCCAGGCCGCAATGTACAGAACGTCTGACGTAGTACCGCAAACATCACTGCCGAGCAGGATGCCGTTAATAGCATCCTCAGGCTGCGAGCCACCAGTATCCGACCCACCATCAGCCACCGAGGTGCCCTTGGAGGCCGTCACCGTATCAGTACCAGCAACATCAGATCTGCGGACGATGAACTTGTCCACCGTGACATAATTCGCAGCAGCGCCGTTAGTCGCCAACTGAACCGTCATGCCGTTGGAAGCGATCCATGAAGTCGTGCCCGCAGCAGTCGTGACCTTCAAACCGTCACCAGCACCGAACCCATAAAACCATTCATGAGTCTCGATAGTGGTGGCATTGATCACTTTCACATACTTCGGTACAAAGCCTGTCTCAATGTAGAGAGAAGTCTCAACTTCCGCAGCATCCTGGGTGACCTTCACAAACGCGAAGCCGCCATTGCTAGCATCATGCCCGCGCACATCATTCGCATCTAGAGTTGGAGTAGCCATTAGTTCACCTCCTAGTTGTTAGTGGCGGTATGCACGAGACATGCAATGTTCGCCTGGTTAGTGACAGCGAGGCCAAGGGCCATCTTCCAGCCAGCGTATGCACGCTGCTCGAGATGGTCATCGCCCGCGCCGAAGGGAGTGTGATACGTTCCAGTACTCTGCCCATCCAAGCCAACCACGGACCAGCCGTCTTTGGCGAAGAAGAACGTAGAGAACGCATCCACAGTTTCATCGGTCGCGTCATCTTGGAAGTGACCGTGCGTGCTCTCGAGGAAGCGAATGTTGCGATACTTGCCAACTTCGTTTTCCATCCGAGCACCCGGCTCCGCGTAATCCTCGACATCCTTCCAATTATCGAGACTCACAAGGTCGGCCACAACATTGGTGTGCGCGATAGCAACGTAAGACGCACCGATGGAAGTCGAGTTATAGCCAGTTCCCGGGTTGACAATCTCAGTCAAGTACTTGGCCTTGCCATTCTTCAGCAACAGGATCATCGAGTCCAGAGCCGCCGTAGTGATGATCTGGTCGCAGGCGGCCACATTAGCAGCCAGGATTCCACCGGCAGCCGACAAGAACCGCTTGTTGGTCGTAACCAGCGAGAATAGCTGATCACGGATATACTCCTCACGGGTCTCTTTCATCTGGATGGACTGCTCATCGGTGATCTCGTTCAGGACGGGATCAGTCGAAGTGCCGTCTACCCAATCCGTAATACCGGCCACATCACCGAACTGATAGACCGACGCGGTCTGCTCAGTAATAACCATGCCACGAGCCGGAGGCGTAACGCCTTCAGCCATCGGAGTGGTCACGGTCGGGAACGGAGTCCTCTTACGGAAGTTGATGGTCTTGCCGTTCCGCTTGGGAATGGACTTCTGGTTAGCAAACTGCTCGAGCATGAGAACGTGTCGGTTCTCTTCAATCAACATCATGTCGTAATACTCACGGTCTGTGGGTTCGACATGAGTTGTTTTGGTAATAGCCATCTAATTCACCTCACTTAACTGCCGTGGCACTAGCCTCGCTGTCTTTGGCGATTCTTGGCACGTGCCGCATCTCTTTCGGAAAGGGTCATCTCAACCCAAGATTTATCCTTGGCTGGGCCTGTGTCTCCACTAGCACCCGTGGTGTTAACACCCCTCGCCTTATCTTCGTTTAGACGATTCGCTTGAGCGGCCGCCTCTTGACCAACCTCGCCGGTGTCTACCCGCGTTGCCTGGAGGAGAACCCTACCGAGTTCGAGGAAATCGATCTCTCCCGTCTTCTCGTTGATGATCTCCGTAGACTTACGAATGACATCCTCAGCGTGCTTGTCCCAACCATCGAGTTTGCGAAGGTCATCGTTCAGGCGCTCTAACTTCATGCGCTGGAACTCTGACTCGAGAGCCTGTACCTGGGGACTGACGTTCTCGCCAACAAATTGACGTAGAGCCTTGTCAGTCTCATCATCGAAGAACCTCTCAGCGCCGGCCTTCTGCTCACGCGCAGCATAGCCACCTCCGCCCTGGGTTGCTTCATTGTACTTACGCTCCCACTCCTTACGCTGCTCAATCACTTGGTTGAGGCGCTCAATCGGGACTCTCTGGCCCCCTGCTCCTGTGTCGGCAGTTTGTGCCCCGACACTGGCCGTGGACGATTCGGCAGTTGCGTCCTGGGTTCCGGTGTTTTCCGTGTTACCGGACACGACAGCTTGTTCGCTGGACCCCGCCGTTTCCTGGCTAATAGTCTCTTCCATGGTATCCTCCTGAGGTTAACGCCCTCCGGCGAATGATGCTTTACTTAGTCTCCTGTTTAACAGCCTCTGCAGCGGCCTTCTCCAGTTGGTTGATAAACCCTTTGACCTTCTCTGGCATGTTATCCAATGCATATTCCATATTCTCGTAGCCGTCCAGCTTGCCCGTCTGGTAGGCCGCCTTCAGGCCCCAATCCGCACCATCTGGCTCACCTCTAACCCTGCGGTCCTCTGTTCGGAGGAGAGCCTTGAGATGGGGGTACGCCGGGTGCGCCACTAGGTCCAGCACCAGCCTGAGGTCCGCCACCCGGAGGGGCGAGTTCACTGAATCGTTCACCGCTCTGTCCTTTCTTCATCATCTCCGGGAATCCCGGGATGAGCCTCTCAACGTCACGCTTATTCATTCCCTGCAGGAAGTCCTTGCCCGCAAATTCCCAGTCAATGGCAAATCTAAGCGCCGGGATCTGGGCCGCCTGCTGCAGGAACATCACCATCTTCTGCTGCCTCATCTCTTCCAGGTGAGTGAAGCCCGACCCCATCGCACGCCAGCGATAGTCCTGGTAGATAACCTCAGGGCTAACCTCCTGGAATTTTGTGTCGTCCCCAACGTCCATGCGCGTGGACTGAGGACTGGTCTGGTTGTAATACTGCTGCTCAAGTTCATCGAAGAACGCTAACAGCGGCTCGAGGTCTTCCTCTTCCAGTTTACGCACCAGCATGTTGATCACAGCACTCATCATGGCCGCACTGGTAGCCACCTCAGTAGCCGTGCGCCGCTCTACATTAGCCCCGAAACTCTTGTGACTAAACGTGCCATCCATGTAGTGGGCCTGCAGCCTACCCGTGTCCTGCATACCGGCGAGTGCCTGCATGGGCATCTCAAGCGGCTTAATTGCATCAGGATCAACGGACTCGATCACAGCGCCAGGATAGATCGCCAGATTATCCAGATCGATCTTGCCGTCACCGCCACCGATAAACACAGGGTTGAGCACCAGGTTGAGTGCATCCACGATCTGGTTCTCGCGAACCTCAATCAAGTCACCGATGCCCTCGTTGACCTCAAGAAGTCCAAAGCCATAGGTCTCACCCGGGTTAACGAACAGCCGACTGAACCGAATAGGCGGCTCACCACAATCGTAAGCGTTCGGCTCAAGACGGATCAGGTGCTTGTCATTACCGATTTCAAAGATGTGATTACGATAAAACACACCATTTACGGTAAAGTCACCATGGCCCACGAGGAGGTCAATGTCTGTGTCGTCTTCTCCTGCGGAACCCTCGCTAACGCCACGCTCACTTTCACGAGACTTCCGCTGAGTATCGCTGGAGAACTCCTCGCCCCCACCCTTCATATCGAGCAAGTCTTTGGTGTTATGGTAGCGCGGGTTGTCGCCCTGGGAGCCATCAATGATGGTCTGTCGTGGCACCTTGATACGGTACATCTTCAGGGCCGTGTCATGGTCCCGCGAACGGGTGTCAATCACCGCGTCATAGATACTGATGTGCTCGAAGTGCGGCCCGTCATACCGCCTAAGAGGCTTGGAGTAGATGGCCTTCTCAGGTCCGCTCTCCCCACGGGCAGTATACTCGTAAACGTCCTTACCGTCCTTGCGCCGGCTGGGCTGTAGCTGCCACCCACGAACCTGGCATGAGTTGCCCAGCTTCATCAACTGGACGAGATGCTCCTCATAACGAGGAACAAACTTCATCGCCTTGAGCCGATCCCGCATCAGGGATTCCCGAACTTCTTCGGTATCCCGAGCCTCGGGGGTCATCCCATCGGCACCAAACCAGTAATCGTTGGGGAACATGGCCTTCTTGACATTGGACGTTACATTCCACACCGCCTCCCAGGCCATAGGGAAGGGCCGCTGGCTCTTGAACTCACTAAGCTCAGTGTCATCAGGGAGTTGGCAGACGAATTGCTTATCAAGCCGGTGCCAAGTAGTCTCCAAGGTGGACCGCTCTAGCTTCCAGGCCTTATACTTGCCGTGGAGATAGACGGCAAGCGCCTCCTGGTGCTTACCCTTACCCCTCTTGACCTGTAGCTCAATACCCATTAGTTACCCGATCCTTCGATGATCTCAAACACATCCACCGCTTTGCCCTCAACGAAACCCTCGGCCACATCGTCTAGCTGGCCAGGGTCTTTGCGCGTCCGGTGTGAGCTCGCCAGCCGACTGGCGAAGTCGCCAAGGTCAACCGGATCCACGTTCTCTTCCTGAACCTTGATCTCAGCCTTATCCGCAAATCCACCCTTGTTCTTCAGAACGAACTGAAGCAGCGTTGTCTGTGTCCGCTCAGCGCCCTCGTTGAGCCAATGCTCAAGCCGCTTATGAGCGGTGGCCACCACGTTGTCCGTGCCGGCCTCACGAATAGACTGGAGCTCTGCGGCCAGGCCCGAGTCGTCCTTGATGTAGAGAGTGAGCCGCCTAAGTGGGATCTCGAGCGCTTCCGCGATCTGCTTAGGGAGGCCCCCCTCCTCTGTCATGGCAATGATATACTGGTTAACCGCCTCGCGCTCATCAGCAGTCAGTGCTGCCGCATGAAAATCTACCGGGAGTCCATCGGGCCTATCTTCTCTGTTTTCAATCATTTAGATTCTCGCAGAAGCGTGCCCGGCCAGGTGTCCCCGCAGTTTCGGTATGTCGTATAAGTCTTGCCACTATCTAAGTATAGCACATGTTTTTGCGGTTTGCCTCATTTTAGCGAAAAAAGTTACACTTTTTTAACTTTTTTTCTCCAAGGGCCACAACATGTGGTATAATAAAGACATGAACAAACCACATAGGGGCTTTAAGCGGGTTCTCGCCCTTCCCGACAAGCACATACCCTACCAAGATAAGCGGGCGCTCAAGGCTGTGTTCAAGTACATGGGCGAGGAATGGTGGGATGAAGTCATTGACCTGGGCGACCTTCTGGACCTTGGAGAGATTAGCGATTGGGCTGCCGGGAAACCTGGAGAAGTCGAAAACGCCAGAATCCAAGAGACCTTTGATGCCGGTAATGCCTATTGGGACAAGGTTCAAGACTTGGCCACTCGACAAAACCCCAAGTGCAAACAGGTCTATATCCAAGGGAACCATGAGTATAGGATCGAGCGCCTGTATAAGAAGTACCCCGTGTTAACTGGCAGCCTGGACATTCGAGATAGGCTGAACCTGGATAGCCGGGGCATCAAATGGGTTGCTCAGTGGGCGAAAGGTGAGATCCATCAGGTAGGGCAACTGTACTTTGCTCATGGGTACAGTACCGCCGTAAATCACTCCCTGACCACAGCCCGGCTTGTAGGCGCTCACATCGTCTACGCCCACGCCCACGACAGACAGCAAGCTACTGACAAACGTATCGGCCACAACAATGGCCCCCGTGCGGCATCCATCGGCTGTCTGTGTGACCTCGACCAACACTACCTCAATGGTGGCCCTACGAGATGGGAGTTGGGATTCGGAGTTTATGACTTCTACCCAGACGGGGCCTTCCAAGAGCACTATGTACGCCTCCAAGACTACAAATTTATAGGACCGACTAATGGCAAAATCTATCGAGGGTGAGTACCAGGAGATCACACTAGGGGCCAGGGACATCATCGTCCGGTTCCTTGACCCATGGACGGGAGAAGATCCCGGCGAGTGGCTCGAGGAGCAGGACATGATCCTAGTCCGTGGTGATCGATCCCAAGCCTACGAGAACGACACCCTCATCCATGAACTGCTACACGCCCTGCTCAGTATTTCAGGGTATCGATTCGATGACACCGAAGAGGAGGAAGCATTTGTCCGGCAGCTTACCCCGTGGCTCCACACCCTCATCGTCCAGAACCCAGACCTCATGCAATCACTTGCCGCTGGGGAGAGAGTTGGAACGGGAGATAGCTCGGACTCGTAAGGCACTGCTTAGGGATTTTCGCCTGATTGACCCTGAAGATCGGGCAATTCACCTGTCTGTCCGAGAGGATTGGACTCCAGTAGATCAGAGCTAAACCTCATCACGTAGTAGATAACAGGATGCCCAAGTGTTCGCATCGTGAACCCTGTTCGAGCAGCCTCTGCAGAGAACTGGTTGGGATAAGTCTTGACAAGCCGCTCCCGCCGCCTGTCCGCGTGCAACTCCATCACGCCCCATATACGCTGTCCCATGTCTACCTCGGTCCAAAGCGGCTACGGCTCAGCTTGACTGGCCGGCGCTTGCGCTTCTTGTTCTTGGGTCTTAGCGGTGGGAACATGCTGATCGCATAAGCCAAGGCATCGATTAAGTCCTTGCGCCGCCACCCAGGATACCTGAAAAACTCCTGCCTAAGCTGTTCCATCGAAGGGTGCATCTTGATCCTGCGCTGCTCCCATAGCGGCTGCAGGGTCTGGATCCTAGAGTCCTTGCTGCTGTTGCGATGCTTGATCTCCTCGATACGAAGCGCACCTCGGTCAGCCATCTCGGTCTCGTGCCGGTCTAGCAGGGACTTACCATACTTCTCGCCCTCCACCCCACGACGATTGGGGGAGAACTTAGCCTCCTCCTCATACACGCGGTCCAGGGTCACTGAGGGGCGCATACGGTCTGCCTCAGCCGTCCTAACGTAGTAGAACCCTTCCTCGTCACGCTCAACCGTGATCAAGGCCGTGTTGTCGCCCTTGCTGTGCTCCTCCCATCCCGCCGGATCTACGAAAGTAACGCAGTAGGCTGTATGATGATCAGGAACTGTCCAGTAGCTAGCATATGACCGCTTAAAGAACTGAGCCTTGGGATCAATGGGATTCTGCAGCACCTGCGAGGCATACACACTTGAGCCCATATCATCACGCTTCTTGGCGAAGTACGCCTCGTCGAAGCAATGATAGATCGTTTCGCCGCCCACCTCCTGCTCACCAGGCCACACCCTCACCAGCCAGTCCGTGTACTCCGTGCCCTTCTCCTGGCCCTCAATGATCTCTCCGTACAGATCCGAGTAGTCGTAGCGCGTACCTGATACCCACTGCTTCACCGGGCCCGCAATAGAACTACCCAGGTTACCGGACATCCTGAAGTTATCCGCCGCCTTGGCCAACTGCGTGGGCGAGTCCTTCATGTCATTGGTGATCAGATCATCGAAGACAAGGATGTTGAAGTGCCGGCCCGTTGGCTGCCCAGACACCAGACCCCACCCCTCGATACTGGCCTCCTTCTGACCGGTATGAGTCTTGAGCGTCAACCCGTTCTCGAGCGACCAGCTAGGGGCCTCTTTCTTGGGATTCTTCCAGAATATCTCAGGGAACCACCTGAGCACCAAGGTGTCCGGGTCTTCCATGAGCGACATGTAGCTCTTAAGGAAGTCCTTCGCCAAGTCACGATTGTAGCACAGAATGCCCAGCGAGGCCTCAGGAGCCTTCAATATCTCCCTGAGCCCCCTCGCCAGAGTGTTCAATACACTCTTACCACCCTCACGGAACCACAAGTCAAGCGTGTTGGTGTCCGGGTCATCATCGATCTGATTACACCTGTCGACATACCACTTAGCGACATTGTAGTTGCTGTGGATGAAGTGCAGGCCAAGCCCAAAATACGCCAGGAAAAACAAGTCAGTGCGACACAACTCGCGGTACACCGACAGCTTCTTGGCCCGCGAGGTATGCTTGTCTCCCAGCCGACTCAATCTACCAAAGATGGCCGGGTAGTCATGCCGGTACTGAACGCCAGGATACGGGACAAAATCCACCTAGTCGTCCCACTTCAGGACAGCCCTGTAGATCATACACCACACAATGGTTGGACCCAGCAGCAGCATAAGTCCTAGTATAATGTCCATCTAAGCGTCCTTCCACTTCTTGGCAAGATCCAAGAGTCTTGTCTTATCGAAGTCCATCCCAAGCGCCCAAAGGTGATGCTGGGTGTGGATCTCCCGCGCTATCTTGTGCTCGAGTATTAGCTGCCTGAACCATCTACGCATTAACCACGCACCTTGGGTCTTTGGGCCAGTAGCTGGCTGATGTAGTGATCCGGCGTGCCCGCAGCGTTCTCATGGTACGAGTTCCACACCCGCTTCCAGTACTCAGCTCGGCCCGCAACATCTTCAGGGATCGGATCAGGATCATTGAGGAGCTTGAGCCTAGCCGCTAGCGCACCCAGTGTCGGGTTGTCACGCAAGTCCTCCCAGGTCAAATCCCCCCACTTGATTCCCGTGCGCTCCTCAATCTTCTTGTGCCACCCCTCGAGGTTCTTCCTGTGCGACTCAACATCCTGAGTGTCAAGGAACCCCGCCTCATCCATCTGCCACATCCCACCATGATACCCCTCGCGGTAGGTGTTAGGATGACCGCCGTACTCAGTCTCAACCGCCGCAATCTCATCTAAGAACCGAGCATGCTCCGGTTTAGTAAACGCCTCCGGCAAGATCTCCTGAGCACGCTTAATCGCGCCGACAACCGCCGACCTCCCCGTAGGAGGTATCGTGGCCACTACAGGTACCTCCAGGTGCCGTTCCAATGCCACTGGGTAGGACTACCCGACTCGTCTGTGTAGGTGATATACCCCAGCTTCTCACCAAGAGCCTCCCAGGCCTGAACAGCCTCCTCCTTAGTCAGTGTCACGCCGCCATCCCCCGTGTTCAGCACACAGAACGGCTGCTGGTCCTCAACAACATCCACAGTAACCTTACTCATATTGCCCTCCCCTTGGGCTACCTCGCAATTACCCCATCTCCGACGGCTTGTTCTTACCCCTCCAGAAAGCCGGACCACCAAAATGATGAACAGCCCCATAATACAGCCTTACCAACTGCAACCTCGGCCACCGAAGCCAACGACTGCCACCACCTACTAACCGAACCATGTTGTTCCTGAATACCCGGTCCGCACAGTCCCTGTCAGCCTCAACAACACCCGATGCGTACATCCAATCATGGATGCTGCAGGCCGAATAAATGGAAAGCCATAACAATGAATCAGGAACCAATCGGTCACCAAACTTGCCAGAGCCACACCCATGACCTACCTCAGATCGCCACTCCTCAGAAGACACCCAGTACGACGACGGAGCATACAACCGAACCATACACAACCCCCACATCCTATAAGCAGGTATCAGTACCTGTACTACTACTATACTGTAACTAACGACTACTATACTGTAACTACTAAGAACCTTCCCCTCCCACCACTCCTTAAGTATAGCACACGGATCCCAGAAAAGTCACCTCTTCTTAGATCTTTTTTTACTTTTTCTACCGCAGGCACACCCGCAGGACAGTAACACAAACAATACCAACACCTTGGGCTGAAAAAAAAGTTCTGTAGGTGGATGGGGGTATCCTCATCCCCGTACAGCCCCAGTCCCCCCTATACCCCCTATCCTTCGTAGGCTCTTAGTCTTGTGGCGTTAGTCCCTACGAGGGCTGTTAAAGATTTAACACCTTGAATAGGGTCAACGGGCGTTTACTCACCTAGTGGGTTGGTGGAGCGGGACCGGGTCCGGAAGTGGGATACCCTCAGCGTACCTTTTGGTACACCTACCGTACCATATGGTACAGTGTGCTATCCTGTCACAGTATCTGTCATAGTGTCATATCACTGACACCCTGTCATACTAGAGTACCTGCTTACTTCATAAAAGAAAGTTCAACTTGTTTGGAACTATATCCCTGCAGGCTAGTATCAAGGCCAGAGCATACGAAAGGGGGGAAATCACAATGGCAATAGCACAAGACCGCGATATGTACGGGCATCATGACGGGCCCGTGTACCGCAAGCAAGCAAACTACCGCATTGACAAGCAGAACCGGTGGACCCGTACCGATACCGCTCGCATTTTAGGTGAGGCAGTACCGGAAAGAAAGTTAAGAAAGTCTGGAACTACTCCCAGTGTCAAGGTTACAAGGGGACATGACAAGCAAGGGGGACGACATACTCCGAGCCTCACAGCCGGGATGACCGGACCTCAGATTGTCGAAGTTCATAAGAAACTGGAACTGGAAGTTACCGCCCGTAGTACAAGGGCACGAAACAAGGCGCTAGCTAGTGTGCCACAATGGAAGGGATAACATGAGGAATAACAGGTTAGCTCTTTACAAGGCAATTAAGATCCTGGAAACTCTTAAGTCCGGGCGATATGTGCCTTCATTTGAAGTCCTTCCAGCAGTGGAAGCCCTAGAGCAGTCCGATAGGCCTAATGCCGCGAATATGCTACTCCGGGCATGGGTAAAGTTCGAACTCTAGCAAGCGTGCCACAATGGAAGGGATAGCAATGTATAATCTAGCAAGGGAGTTAAAGCGGCTCGAATTAATGGCCGAAAAGGTTAAGCAGCAGGCAAAGCTAGAATACAAGTGGACGGGAAACCGCAAAGCCAAGGATGTCATGGATCAAGCGCACTACATAGGTGAGCATATCTATAACGCGCAATGTGCCCTAGAACCGGAGGAATAGATCATGGAAGAAACTAACAAGTTCGGCCTACGCATCGAAGCGGAGGGACGCAAGTCCCACAAGGGCGCACGGTTCCTAACCTTCGCCACCGAAGAAGAACGGCGCAAAGCCCTGGAAGCGTACCAGTTGCAGGGTGTCGAAGCTAACCGGATGAACTACTACACTGTGAAGGGGGTATAGCCATGAAAGTTAGTTACCAGCATAACAACAGTGGGGGGGTTGACTGGCTAAACATGAGGCAAGTGTTTGCCCTGCTAGAAAACGGATGGAAGTATAACGGATTCCATAGCCTAGCTAAAGAATTCCCGAGCGAATTAGACGCGGTGAGGGACTTCGAGAGGATCACAGGAGAAGATACCAGCGAAAAGGGTTGCCCATGCTGCGGGATGCCGCACCAATTCATGGAAGATTGGGACGATTAGCTTGGAACTTAACCGGGCCTAGTGTATATACAGGCTAGGCGCAAACAAAGGGAGTCACAATGTACACAGTAACCAATTACCGCACGAAGAAAGCCTTAAAAGAGGCCGTAGCAGCGGGCGAAATCGTAACCTATTACCAGCCGGGCCCATTCGGAGGCAATGAGCCGGAGAATGGAGTATTCTGCTGCGAGGGGCCGCATTATCCCGAGGCGCATAAATGGTACGCCACATGCACGGCCAAGGATGGCGTGATTGTGAAGGTCAAGTGATGTTCTTCCGTAGGTGGATGGTATTAGAACTAGTGAACAAGGGGGGGGGTGACATGAAACACACGCCAGGACCGTGGGCGGTAAATCCGCTATGGCCGTGTAATGTGAACACAGAAGACAGGGAGTTGGAAATTGCCTGCACGGGCGAAAGTATAACTATAGGCGGGGGGCATCCCCCCACAGAACAGCGCGAAGCTAACGCTCGCCTAATAGCCGCCGCGCCGGAATTGCTGGAACTGATCCAGAAGGTTTCCGACTTTGGAGGCAGTCCGGACAGCCTTAGCATCGGCCATATCGCCGCGCTCAGGGAGCTAGGCCGCAATGCCGGCTCACTCTTAACCTGCATTGAAAGTGAGGCATAACATGCACAAGCTAGTGATTTACATGGCCGATGTATTGCGAAGTGACACCAAACTTCGCGGGAACATCATAGATAAGGCCGGAGGATTAACAGAGGTGCTAGCTATAGGCTCATGGAATAACGGAAAGTCTATCGAAACAGAGGACGCGGTAATCATGACCATCTTCTGCAAGACCCGCGACATAGCCGGAGAAGTACTCAGGCTAGTCATGGAAGCGGCAGGCACAGCCGGAGAGCAAGCCATCATGGTAGATTGGACAGGCCCTGACGGAAGGGTCATGACACGGGGGGAAGTGACATGCCAATCTACGAAGTGACCCTCACGTGGACCGAGGAGCGGCTTAAGGTGGTGGAAGTCGAAGCGGAGAGCGCAGAAGATGCCGAGTCAATGGCCGAGGAAAACGACGCACAAGGGGCCTATGAGCAAGAACACGTTGGCACTACTTCAAGAGAAGACGCTGAGGCTAGTGCGGAACTCAAACACGTTGACGCGGTATGCCCTATGTGCAAGAATCCTAACGGTAACATGCTGCTAGGTGAGCTAGCGGGTGTAGTGCAAATCAGGTGCCGTGCATGCGGTGCCACATTCAGAACGGAGTAGACTATGCGCGGATCATGGCGGAATATCGTAGCGGTGTACGAGGCCGCGAGTGAGGAGGAGAAGCGGGAGGGTGCCGAGTGGTATGGGAAAGCTAACAAGGTGGCGTACAAGATCGGCCATGAAGTTGACCCGTATTGCAACGGCCTAGTGCCTGACGCTATCGACAAGATTAGGTGCGGGGCCGGGATACTCGCAGCACTAAGTCCTAGAATGCCATGGCCTAGGAATGTAGAGCTTGGAATGGCAGTGTCCGAGGGTAAGGACATTAAAGCCCTTGGGATGTCAATACGCAAGGTCAAGAGAATCGTGGACGGCGAGGACCCTGGCGAGGTGGTCAAGGGGCCTAAAGAGTTCGCATTCTTCCTGAATATAGCTTATGCAGGCCAGTGTGACGCGGTAACAATCGACACCCATGCCCTAGCCATATACATGGGGCGGAAGGTAAATAGTAAAATGTATGGGAGGTTATCACGGAAGGGTGAATATGCTAGGATCGAGAGAGCTTACCAGCGAGCGGCTAAAGAGGTCGGGGTGCCGGTTAGCACAATGCAGGCCACCACATGGGTGGCATGGAGGAACAAGTGACCAAGTACAAACCGATTTTCCTGAAGACACACGGCATGGGCGAGGCTCTGAAGGAGTATTTTGAATGCAGGGGCTACCATTTTCGCGGTGGGAATACCCCGGAGGACCACAAATTCCTTATCCTCGGGGCGTTTGATGAGAACCCCACCACGGAAATGGGTGCGTCAGACGACCCCAGCCTGTGGAATGATGATGGGGGCAGGGTTGTAGGATTTGAGGAATTCTGCAAGGGTGTCCAGACGAAAGAGCCCGAGAAAATGATCACCGTGAAGGGCAAGGAGTACAGCGAAGACAGCGTGGACATGATGATCCGGGCCTACGTTAACGGGAAGGGCGAATGATGCCCCATATCCGCCGAGCATACAAGCTGTTCAGACAGCGCAAGGATGGCACACTAGGCCCGCTGTTTATAGGGGCGAGGCAGCGCGTACCTTTAGGGGAGTGGCTTGAGGCGGAGGACATACCTACTAAGGGCTACGCTCACCGGCCAGGGTGGCACAGTGGGCGTAGGCCTGAAGCCCCGCACCTGACGGAGAAAGGTAGGGTATGGTGCGAGGTCTGGATCAGAGACTACGAGAGTTACCGCCGGCCCGAGAGCCAGGGTGGTGAGTGGTTGATCTCTAAGTGGCTCAAGGTGGTGAGGGTTCTGTGAAGTATCTGCTAAGCAGGTATCAGTACCTACTGCTGAGGATGGCGCATGAGGGCAGGATCTTGGGCCTAGTGGTAGGCCCACGCCCTGCCGCTGAGATTTACGACATACCGGAAGGAGACATACCTGAGTGGTTGCCGGCAGTGTGTGCCAAGATGCCGGGGCCGCAGACTAACGAGACCCTGAGGCGTAGGCTGGAGCACATCGTCAAGGTGCTCGAACACAAGAATCTGCTCAAGCGCAAGTGGCTGGCGAGTAAGCCCACACGGACGCTCTCGTGGACGATAACCAACAAGGGGGTACGGTGGCTAGGGAAGGCCAAGAACTTTGCGTTAGGGAGGCGTGCGGCCCCCCTAAAGGGCACTATAACGCTACGCTGGAGGGCCTCCACGGTAGGTGGGAGGCAGAGATGGTACTGTCCCGCACTGCTGGACTATGACTGGCAGGGGATCATTGAGAAGAAGACAGGGAGGTATCGCTGGCAGCTAACCAACCCTGAGGGAGTGTGTTCAGGGTGGATTGAGGCAGAAATACCTGGAATAGTGGGGGCCAAGGCGGAGGTCGAGGCCACATTTAGGAAGTACCTGTGAAGAAAATCCTTGACACCTCACAGAAAATCTGTGTAACCTAGCGGGTGGTGGCAGGGAAAGAGAAGATAAGAACTAAGAAAGAAAGGTATTAGAGCATGAGACACTGGCTGGGTGATCTAGCAATCTCATTGGCTGCAGTAGGCGTAGGGTTCCTGATCGGGTACGGTGTGGGCCAGCCCAAGACTGTCACTGAGATCAGGGTAGTGGATCGCATTGTATGTGAGCCCCACTACCTGTACAACGAGTACATACTTCATGGTGTGAAGCAGGGCGAGAGCCTGAGTAGCATTGCGGGCCACTACTATGGCGAGGCGGGTATGTGGCGTATCATTGCCGGCGCTAATGAAGACGTAGTCACGGGTATCAATATGGTGTACCCTTACGAGGTGCTGCGCATCCCGGTGTGGGGCGCATGGCAGGAGGTAGAGGGGCCCGGCAGCGGTGTAATGGCCGACTCCCTGGCAACGGATGCCCACTTCGAGCAATACGATTGGGGGACACCATGACCGCCAACAAACTAGCCACCCTTCTTGTGCGTAAGCATGAGCTAGGCGGCAACGAACACTTAGCCGGGACACTGATCTGCGACAAGTGTGGGAAGCCGTGGAAGGAATGTAGCGGTGTGCGCGAAGCGTGGTTGTGTGACGAAATCATGCGACAAGCGGCTTGCCCGGCGGGAACAATCACTGGGCGCGACATCATAGCAGGAATGAAGATGGGCATAGTATGCCCCGGCGGCTCCCCCACTATCGCTGTCGGCCTGAACCTCTACGCCCGAAAGCTGTGTGACGCGGCGATCAACGCACAACTCGTCCACGATCTAGCCGAGAACGAGAAGCAAGTGCGGGAGTGGTTGGGATACGAGAAGCTGACCGAGCAAGAAGCGGGTGCAGGGTTTGAGGTCAGAGACTACTTCGACCTGCTTTCTAGCAACCGTCAAGCAGCCCTGCTGGATCTAGCACATTGGGGGAATATCCAGAGCGGGAAGAAGCTGCGTCGATATATCCTTGACGCCATTCAATGCGAGATCCCCATCTCTAAGTCCGGAGCATACGAGTTGGCCGCGCAAGAGATCTTGTTTAAGGACGGGCTTAACGAAAGCAAGGGCCGCTCCGGCTGGTATGACATCAGCCCCACACGGGCCGAGGAACTAGCCAAGATCATAGAGACTGACGAACTGCCCGCAGGGGCAACACAAGGAGAGAGCAATGAACTGTGAATCTAAATTGAGCAAGATCAAGGACATCGTGTCCGACGAGGCAACTGGCGATCTCAGCATCGTTGTATTGCATCGTGGGTGGGTATTTGTCGGAGAACTATCAGATAGCAAGAGCGGAGGCTTGCGGCTAGGCAATGTCCGCAATGTCCGCAAATGGGATTCAGGGGGATTCGGTAGACTGACCCGTGGTGCCAAGTCTAGCGGTGCCGTTTTGGACGCCGCGCAGCCGATGGAGTTTTATGCGGACGCAATGATCTTCAGCGCTGCGTTGCCGGAGGGATGGGATAATGCCTAACAATTATG